GGCTGCAGAGTCGGGTACTCGGGGCGACGATCTGCGAGAGCTGATCCAGTCCCTTCCAAGCGACAACGAGGTCGAGCCGACTCTCGTTGAGGGAGAGGTTGTGTCATGAGCAAGTTCCGTACCTACGCAGTCGACCTGCTCGACGCAGAGTACGACACTGGCGCTTCGGGCACGCTCGCGCTCGGTCCGGTCTCGGCTCGAGTCAACTACACCCTGCCGATCAAGGTCGGTCTGACGACGACGCTGTGTACGGACTCAGCTCTGGGTACCGAGGTCACGGGTGGTTCCTACGCTCGTCAGTCGCTCGCAGGCATCATGTCGGCAGCTGCTGCAGGGTCGCCGTCCACGAAGACCAACTCGGGTGCGATCTCGATCTCGAACATGCCAGCCTGTACGGTGGCAGACGTGTTCACGGCAGACTCGACCGGTACGCCGAAGAACATGACCTTCAAGGGAACGCCTTCGCTGAACAAGACGGTCAACGCTGGTGACACGTTCCTGATCCCCGCTTCATCGTTCACTGGCCAGGAGTCGTAAGGCTCCATGACCGCAGCCTTTGTTAGGAGCCACACCGGCGGCAACGACAAGACGGCAGACACTAGTCTGAGCTTGTCGTTGTCCGCCGATGTGGCTGCTAACAATACTCTCATTGTCGAAGCGGCGTTCGACAACTCAGGCACGAGCAGCCCTGACATCACCACTCTTACCAAGCCTGCAGGTGAGACGGCATCCTGGGTCAAGCTAGGGTTCACCGACTCTCCTACTGGTACTGGTGCGAGTGGTGTTGTCACGGAGATGTGGGCCATCACGACTACGATGGTCTGGCCTGTCGCCACATTCCCAACGATCGACATCACGATCGACCTCGCACGTACTGCTAAGGCAGGAAGCATCGAGGAGTGGTCGGGTCTATCGACATCGATCCGTGACAGTGGTACCAACGCAGTCACAACGGGTTCGCCTTCAGCTACGATCACTGGTGGTCAGGCTGGCGATGTCATCATCGGTGGTGGTGGCTGGGAGACAGGTATTGCACCCACAGGCGACTCTGACACCACCAATGGTAGCTGGTCGTCCGTAGTCTCCAACTCGTCTTCTGGTGGTCTTGATGGCTCGAACATCACTACCTCCATCCAGCACAAGATCCTGACTGCTTCGGGCTCGCAGACGTACAACCCGACAGGCACCTCTAACGACTGTGGCATTATCGTTGTCGCTCTGATCCCGACGAATGTAACTGCTAGTGCAACGATCACTGGCACAAACGTCCTTGGTCCATCGGCACTTGTACAGGTCAATGCGAGTGTTGCCATCACAGGCACGAACACGCTCATTCCGAAGCCACGCAACACGATGGCAAATGTTCGTAGCGGAGCTATCGCGAACCGTGCGTCCAAGCGTGTCAATATCGGTCTGCTGGGCGCCTCCTTGATGGAGGGCTATCCCTGTACTCCTGATAAGACCGTCGAGCAGTTCCTTGCGACTAAGCTTCGTGCCAGATATCCTACTACTGGTAGTCCTACTGGCTACGGCTTGGTGCCGATTCCGACATCTGTGATGACAGGCATCACGATGTTCACTGTTACTCCTGGTACAGGAGGTAACGTAGGAACGTCAAACGCTACCAATGGTTGGGGCCCGAACCACCAAGCATGGTTCACCAACGGCGCACTTGCGGTTCCTCCTATCCTTGTAGGCACGATCGTTGGTGGGCCTTGGTCTTCCTTCGACATCGACCTCCTTCGTGTTCCGGGCTACAGCAGTACTGCAGGACAGTACCGCATCGATGGTGGATCGTGGGTTAGCTTCAGTCTGGCTCCGACTAGTGGAGCTGTGCCGGTCAATGAGAAGTTGCACGTCGCTGCGACTGTGAACTCTACGATCGAGATCAGCATCGCGACAGGCAATGCATCCTCGTTCGTCATCGTCGACGACGTTGTTGGATACAAGGGCGACGAGTCCAAGGGTATTCAGGTTCACAACTTCGGTCACGCAGGCTACAAGGTTAGTCAGTGGCAAGTAGATGCGAACCCGACCTACGGCTATCGATGGGCTGAGGCTCTACAGGATCTCGACATTCTGTTCCTGAGCGATCTTGGCGTCAATGATGCGCAGGCGATCAGCTCGACTCAGTTCCAGACCGACCTGAACACCTTCCTCGACTACCTCTTCCAGGTTCATTCGAGCATGGCAGTAGTACTAGTTGCTGCCTACGACATGTCTGCTGGAGTGACCTTCGTCGAGTCTTGGCAGAACTACGTTACGGTCTTGAGGAACACAGCCTCTGCACGAGGCATCCCGTTCATCGATCTGACGCAGTTGATGCCTAACACGCCGAACGCGATCTACTACACGGACAACCTGCACAGCAACACCAACGGCGACGCTTACAACATGATGGCTGACATCTTCATGCAAGCCATCACTGGTGAGGCGACAGCGATCGCCACCATGACGGGTGCGAACATCCTTACAGTGTCAGCTGTTGCAGGCATTCCAGTTACGATCGCTAACAGCAACGCGCTCGGTGTAACCTCACAAGTACAAGTTCAGGCAGCGCCAACTCTGGCGGGGTCGAACACTCTGGGTGTATCGGCTTTGGTACAAGAGGTTGCCTCGGCAGCGATCTCTGGCACCAATGCTGTCACCGTAACGCCTATCGTGCAGGAAGTAGCCTCTCCCACGATCTCTGGTACCAACACGCTAGTCGTGTCTAGCTTGGTGCAGGAAGTCGCTACAGCAGCACTGTCTGGTGTCAACGCACTGGTGACTACTCCCCGACTGAATGTTCAGGCTACGGCCAGTATCACAGGTGTCAACGCGCTCGTCACTACACCTCTCGTGTCGGTTACAGCTAGTGCAGTTCTTGCCAACAGCAACACGCTGAGCGTCTCAGGCAGAGTCAGCGTCACGGGTTCGTCGACGTTGACAGGTACGAATGCACTGGTAGTCTCGTCGCTACTGAATGTGATCGCGTCGCCTACGATCGTTGGTACGAATGCGTTGGTCATCTCTGCTCGTGTAACGGTACAAGCTGCTGCTACGATTGCAGGTACGAACACGCTCGGCATCACAGCCAACCTGACTGCCCTTTCTAGCGCGACGCTGACGAACGTTAACGCACTGACGATCTCTGCTCGGCTTGACGTCCGGTCGTCTGCAACGGTTGGTGGGACTAACACTCTCTCAGTTAGCGCTATGCAGAACATCCCTGCGACGCCTACGTTCACGGGTGTCAACGTACTCGCTGTCACCGTACAAGGTCAGCAAGTCGCATCAGCTACCATTACAGGCAGCAACACGCTCTCGGTCTCTGCACAGCTGACCATCCCTGCGACAAGTACGATCACAGGTACGAACACTCTGTCGGCTGCAGGACTAGTGAATGTTACAGCGAGCGCTACGTCGGCAGGAGCGAACACGCTCACAATCGGTAGCATGCAGATCATCCCTGCAGCCCCCACCTTGACTGGTACCAACGCCCTCATCGCAGCTCCGCAAGGGCAGCAACAGGTTAGTGCTACGTTCACTAGCATCAACGTGCTGTCGATCACAGCTCGTCTGAATGTGACTACTTCAGCCTCGCTCACAGGTGTTAACGTACTGTCGATGGCATCGTCGACTCAAGCGTCAGCAACGGTGATTGGTACCAACACTGTTACGGTCGGCGCTATGCTTCAGATTCCTGCGTCTGTGGTCTTGCAGGGTACCAATGACGTCGCGCTCGGTGCCGTACTTGTCCGTCTTGTGTCAGCTCTGCTTACAGGTCAGAACGATCTAGCTGTAGGTGCTCAGCTTCAGATCCCAGCAGGCTTGACGATCTCAGGCGTAGGCGCACTGATCGTTACTGCAGCGAGTGTCCTCTCGAGCAGCGCTTCGATCGTAGGACACAACATTCTCCTCGCAACTGCACTGACTGCTGGACCTTCCAGTCCTACACCTTCCAGTCGAACGACTGTCGTCTACGCACACAGCAGAACTACAGTCGTTCCTACAAGCAAGTCTCGCACGACCATCATCCCTTCACAGGATAGGATAAGGCCATGAGCTACGCAATCGATTCCAGCGACAAGACCGACTACAGGTTCGATTGGAGCAATGACCTAGGTGAGGGCGAGACGATCGCAACGTACGTGCTCACTCCTAGCGACGGTATCGAGTACTACAACGACTCAAAGGTCGGCGGTGATACCGGTGTCCTGTACTGGGTACGGAACGCTTCAGGTGTCGAGCAGCACATCACATGCCACGTCGTTACCAGTCAACAGAGGGAGATGGATAAGACGGCCTACTTCATCGTCACTGAGAAGTAGGTTACTATTATATCTAAGCGCGGGCTTGTCCAATAGGAAAGATCATAGTATACACGTAGGAGGTTCGTTATGACGTATCAGGTCGGTTATCTTACCGAACTGACTGGGATCACCCTTGATGAGGGCGACGACGTCTTCGTGTCTACCTTCCAGGCGATGCCGTACGGCGAGTACGATCACCCGATCTACGGGAAGATCACTCTGACACCTGAGAAGGCTCAGGAGATCGCGAACAACGTCAACAGTGGCGTTCGCGGACAGGACCTCGACATCGACTACGACCACAAGCAGTACGGTGGTGAAGCTGCTGGGTGGGTCAAGGGTGCGAAGGCCGACCCCAGGGATGGCTTGCTTCTCACCGTCGAGTGGACCAAGAAGGCCGGGAAGCTGATCAAGGAGAAGGCGTACCGTTACTTCTCACCCGAGCTGACCGACGAGTGGAAGCACCCAAGTACGGGGGTCGTTCACAAGAACGTCCTCTTCGGTGGCGGGATCACCAACAGGCCTTTCCTGAAGGGAATCCTACCCCTCAACATGTCCGAGATGTCTCTTGACGAGCATCAGAGCAAAAAGGAAGGAAACGGAATGGATCCGAAGAAGCTCAGGAAGCTTCTGGGTCTGCCCGAGGACGCCACCGACGACCAGGTCACGGAGGCGCTCAACAAGGTTCCTGACGACCATGTCATCGGTCCGAAGGCCACGGAGCAGAAGCCGGAAGGCGAAGACGAAGGCGAAGAGGGTGCGCCCGAGGGTCAGTCGCAGAGCATCGCGGCTACGGAGGGCCTGTCTGCGGAGGTGATCCAGCTCGCGGAGAAGTCACCGGCCATCAAGGCCCTGGTGGAAGCGGTGACCGGACTCCAGAAGACCGTCGAGGTGCAGGGTGCAGCTCTGCAGCTCTCGGAGGCAGCCAACAAGGTCGCCAAGCTCAGCGAGCCGACGAAGGACAACCGTGTCCTTCCGGCAGTCGTTCAGACGCAGCTCCAGGAGATCCTGGTGAGTGCGCCGAAGACGCTGTCCGACAAGATCACCACGATGGTCACGTCTCTCAACGAGGCTGGGTACGTCCAGCTCGGTGAGCGTGGCGAGTCCAGTGGTCCTGCCTCGGAGAGCACTGACGCCATCAAGCGTTTCAACGACGAGGTCGCCAAGGTCATGGTGAACGACAAGCTCAGCATCGGTGATGCCACCGAGCGTGTCGCTTCACTCCACCCCCAGCTGTTCCAAGAGTACCGCGCCGAGTCGTACTCGTTCAAGGAGTAGGAGGTAACCAACATGGGTAGCGGACCCAACTACGTCCTTGACAAGGGGTACGTGGCAACCGGCTCAAGCGCATACACTGCGGGTGAGCTCGTCGTCGCCTCCGGAGATGGGACGAAGAGCGCACGAGCAACTTCTGCCAACGCAGAGGTGCTCGGCGTCAACCAGGAGAACTGCGATGCCAGCCGAGTCACGACTGGCAAGGCCGTTCTCGACACGAGGCTCCTGGGTATCGCCCGGGTCCTCGCCGGTGCAGCGATTGCCGTTGGTGACAAGCTCGCCAACGACGCGACCGCTCGTGCCGTTCCGAAGGCCAAGGCCGCAGCGGGTGCCCAGCCGGGTCCCGTCTTCGGCAAGGCTCTGACCGCAGCGACCGCGGCAGGACAGTACGTTGACGTGCTGCTCACGCCCGGCGGACAGTACTAGGAGGTGTGATCAGTGGCTGTCTACAACCCGACAGGATCGGGCAACCAGCACCTCGATGTCGCACTGACCAACATCTCCGTTGGTTGGAGCAACGAGGGCCTTGTCGCCGAGCGACTGTTCCCCACCGTTCAGGTGAGGAAGCAGAGCGACAAGTACTACACGTTCGGTCGTGAGGCTTGGCTTCCCGAGGCGGGGGACTTCCGCGCTCCGGGCACCGAGGCGCACGAGATCCCGGGCCTGGCCGTGTCTCTCGACACGTACTACGCTCAGGAGCACGCCCTGCAGATCGCAGTCACCGACGAGGAACGTGAGAACGTTGACTCGCCGATGGCTCCGGACCGCGATGGCACCGAGCTCGTCACCAGCAAGATCATCCTGGGCCGTGAGAAGCTCATGCATGATCTGGTCACGGACCCGACCCAGTACGCCACCGACATGACGGTGACGCTCTCGGGTACGGCGCAGTGGAACGACTACACGAACTCCGATCCGATCGGGGACTTCAAGGATGGTCGGCACAACATGCACGCTCACGTGTTCATGGAGCCGAACACCGCGATCGTCCCCTACCAGGTCATGAGCGTGTTGGAGGACCACCCGGACTTCATCGAGCGCATCAAGTACTCGGAGCGGGCCATCCTGTCTCCGGAGCTGATCGCCGCTGTCGTCGGTCTGCCGAACATCATCGTTCCCGGAACGGGTATCGCGTCCTCTGCGTCGCTGGTCCCCGGCTACCTCTGGGGCAAGGATGTTCTCCTGGCCTGGGTGCCTCCGCGTGCGGGTCTCAAGATCCCTGCGTTCGCGTACGAGTTCGTCTGGGGCTACGGGGGCAACACCCCGCAGGCAGTCGACCGGTGGCGCGAGGACAAGCGGAAGAGCGACATCGTTCGGGTGTCTCGCCGCTACGACCTCAAGCTCGTCGGCCGCGAGAACAACCCTCAGGACCCGAACAACGGCAAGGTGGTCACCGGCTACCTGATCAAGAACGCTGTGGCGTAAGGAGCCTGACATGGGATACAAGGTCGCATCACGGATCAAGACCGGCTCGAAGGACGATGGGTTCGAGTACCTGGAGCGAGGTGAGGCTGTCGACAAGAACGATGTCGACGACTTCGACGAGCTCCTGGCCGAGCAGTCCATCGTCTCAGACGAGGAGTACGCTCGTCAGTTCCCTGACCAGGAGGAGGGGGTCAACCAGCCGACCGGAACCCCTTCCAACCTCGCCGACACGGAGGGAACTCCGTTGGAGGCGGACCCGGAGACGGGCGCTGGCGACTCCTCCGAGTTCCAGGAGCCGAAGGACGACGAGGACGAGTCTTCGCAGTCCGACGGAAGCGGTGAGAGCGACGACAACAGTTCGTCCTCGACCGGAAGCACGTTCGGTCAGAACGCCTAAGCTTACCTAGGGATGGTAAGTGTCAGATCCAGCTTGGTAGGAGGTAGACATGGCACACATCAGCGTCGACGACGCCAACGCGTGGCTCGAAGCTACCAAGCTGGATCTGACGGCGTCTGACCTGGACGCAGATCTGGAGCTTCAGGTCTCAACCCAGATCCTCAACCGGCTTGGCATTGTCTTCGACGTGTCAGGTTGGTCGACTAGAGAGACCACCCCGCGACTGGTGCGAAGCATCATCGCGATGGAGTACGTCGCATGGGTCTACGACAAGACGTACGCAGACAACGAGGATGCGAACAGCTACGCTGCTCTCCTTCGTCAGCACGTAGAGGCCAACATTACAGGCCTCATGGCAGGCAATATTACACTTCCGGAAGTCGATCCGAATCCAGCTCAGGACACTTCCGAGCCTGTCTTCTTTCCCAACGACGCCAGTAGCGCCAACGAGCCGTCGATGGACTTTCCTTCAGATGGCCCCCCAGCGTTCATGATGGGGACGGTGTTCTAGTGGCCAGCAGGGTTAAGGCGTCGGGACTGATCTTCACACCGCATCTCAATGCAAGCGGGATCTCAGCACTCGACATTCACTTCGAGCCTGCGATGGTGATCTCTGCACGCAAGGTCGACAAGCTCGGTCTGAGTATTCGTTCCTTCCGTGAGCCTCTCAAGAAGTCGATCCAGAAGGTCATCATCCCTAGCATTCGGAAGAACTTCGATGCAGGAGGTCGCGATCCTCGTTGGGTACGACTGTCACCTGATACTCGTCGACAGAAGGCCTTCTACGGATACAGCGACAAGCCCCTGATTCGTACTGGTGCTCTTCGACAGCAGATGGGGTACCTGAACATCTGGACGATCGATACCGAGAAGGCGTTCATCCGTGATCTTCCCGCAAGTATCTGGTACGGTAAGGTGCATCAGGCGGGAGCAACGTTCCGTGCAGCGTCGTCGAAGTCAACTGGCGTAGCAGCTACAACGTATCTCGGACGCTCACTCGGTTCGGGTCATGGCGAGACTGGTGTGATTCCAGCTCGCCCCTTCGTTGTGCTTCGACGCATGGATGAGATCCAGATCCAGAAAATCTTCAACGACTGGCTCGGCAAGAAGATCCGTGAGGCAGGCCTGTCTGGCGGAAGGGTCGGTATCTAATGTACATCACCGACAATGCCGTCATGTGTCGCTTTCTGGTCGACAAGTTCGAGAAGGTTAAGGCCGATCTTAAGCTGCAAGACGTCTTCTATGGCGACCAGCGTAAGATCCCTAGGACTCCTGCTCTGTGCGTCGAGCCCGGCGAGAAGACTCGAGAGCTGAACGGTGCACCTCGTAGGACAAGCGTTACGATGACGAACTACCTCATCGTGTACCACAACCCCGTCACGAGTGCTTCAGTCATTCGTGAGGAAGACGATCAGCGTGCAGAGGCAATCGAGCGCTTCATCCATGCTGACCCACACTTCGTTGACGAGAACAACGAGGATCAGGTTATCCAGTCGCTCGTCACGAGTATCGAGTCAGGATACCAACAGAAGGAAGGTTCGTTGTACAGAGCCTCCCGCCTAACAGTAGAAGCCCAAACACAGGAACAGCTGCCCACAGGAGGTGCATGATGGCAGAAGTACAGATCGTGTACGAGGTGAAGATCGATCAGCCCAACCTCCCCGAGGGTGAGCCGATCCAGATCCCAGGACTCGGCACGTTCGAGAACGGTGGCACCTACGACGTGTCCGAGGCTGAGGCCGAGGCATATCGTAGCTTCCACACCCGACAGGTGCCGAAGATCGATGAGGAGACCCAGTCGATCGTCGGTGCAGACGTCGAGCTCGGTCCCACCCTCGCCCAGGCTGCCGAGAACATGTACGGCGTCTCCGTCGAAGAGGTCAACAAGACCGTCACCGTCGAAGACGACAGCAAGGACTTCCCCGAGACCGAGCCCGACGAGACTCCGACGCCTGTCGAGCCTCCGAAGCCTCCGGTGTTCGGCAACCCTCCGGTTGAGAACCCGGATGAGAACCCCGAAGGGAGTGACGAGTAATGCCTGGAACTGGAGCACAGGGGTTTCTGGGCGTAGCCATCGAGACCACTTCAGGTACGTACCTCGCACCTGTCAAGTTCGTTCCGTTCGAGAGCGAGTCGCTGCAGTACATGCAGGACACGATCTGGCGGCGTCCGATTCGTCAGAGTGCTGACATCGTCGGAGCTGTCGACGGCAACGTTCACGTCGAAGGTGACATCACGATGGAGGCGTTCGAAGACGTCGTCGCGTACATGCTTCGAGCAGGACGCAACACGTACACGAAGTCGGGCACTACGCCCAACTTCAGCTACGACATCGTCGGCGCGCCCAACGCTGTCCCGAACAAGACCCTGTCGATCACCGTTGTCCGCAATGGCATCGTGTTCGGCTACACGGGCTGTGTGATCAACTCGTTCACCCTGTCGATCGAGGATGGACTCCTGAAGTTCAACCCCTCGATCCTCGGTCGTGACGAGGCTGTGCAGACACTGCCGACGGCTACCTGGGTTGCCACTCAGACTCCGTACGGCGCTGGCAAGTACAGCATCGAGATCCCGACCGCGACGCAGGTGTTCGACTGTGACAACTTCGAGTTCTCTGTCGACGACAGTGGCGAGCCTCAGTACCGTCTGAAGAACACGGGCCGAGGTGCGCAGTTCATCGCCTTCGGTGAGCGTACCACGTCGATGAGCATGGCTCGAGACTTCGAGACGCGGGCTGAGTACGACACGTTCAAGGCACTGACGGCAGGTTCCATCACACTGACAGCGTCCAAGGGCATCAACAACTCGATCAGCATCAACATGCCCGCTGCGATTCGAGACACCTACGAGGTCGGTTTGTCCGGTCAGGGTGACATCACTCGCGCCCAGATCAACTTCAACGGCGTCCTCGACTCGAACGGAAACGCCTACAAGATCACGATCAAGACCCAAGAGGACCTGGTCGTACCGTAAGTCTTCCCCTCTGTGGTTTGTGTTGAGGGGAGCTCCCGCGTCTATATCGAGTCTAACCGAGTGAGACTTCGAAAAGACCACAGTAGAGCCTCTCCTCAACACAAACCCTCAGGGGAATGTCTAATCGCAATCTAACCGTTTCAACTACTACGACCAGAGGGTGGTCAACATGCCATTGGCAATCAGCAACGCGTCGGATACCGTCCGTCGTGATCTCAAGACACTCGAAGGTGGCTTCGTCGAAGCACGTCGCCTGACCTACGGTGAGAAGCTCCAGCGTCGTGCGATGGTCTCGGGGATGAAGTTCCAGTCGCAGCGAGGCAAGAAGGACTTCGAAGGCGAGATGCAGCTCGTCAACGAACATGCAACGATCTTCGACTTCAAGAACTGCATCATCAACCACAACCTGGAGAAGCCTGGTGCCGATGGCGAGCCGGTCAAGATGGACCTGACCAACGTCGCAGACATCCGACTCCTCGACCCTCGGGTTGGTGAAGAGATCGACACGTTCCTCGGTGAGCTCAACAACTTCGACGAGGACGACGACGAGGGAAACTAGCAGACCGTATTCGCGCACAGATCCTGATTCCGCGCGGAGATGGTCTCGAGCAAGATGTAGCGGACGCAATCAACCTTGTCAACTTGTGTGTCAGGTACCATTGCCTCCCAAGAGCAGGCGGCTTGCTTGATCAGGACAGCTTCCACGTCTATCTGATGCAGGTGGTAACACAGGCACAGGACGAAGCAGAGGAGCTGAAGCGGCCAAAGACACCGTAGTCAGAGAGGAGGCGCGGAGTGGCACTCAGTGGACGTGAAGTCTTCCTGATCTTGCGAGCTCGCGATGAAGCGAGTCGTACGCTACGCCGCGTCTCCTCGACTATGTCTCGGATGGATCGAGATGCAGCTTCGGCGTCTCGAGCAGTCATTACTCAGCAGCAGACAGCACTCACCCAGATGACTCGCAAGGTCGGTGACGTGCAATACGCTTACTCAGCAGCTGCAACCGAAGCCAAGCGCCTCCACGACGTTCGTATGAACGACATCAGTGGTCAGATGGTTACGCTCCGTCGTCGTCAGGACGATGTCACTAGAGCTTACCAGTTCTCCATGCAGCGTGCTCAGGAGATGGGTGCTGCCGATCGTAAGAATGCCGTCGCTGCACGTAAGATCGCCATGGATGCTAGGCGAGAGCGTGCTACGCAGATGTCTCAGATCCAGCAGGAGAAGTACGCTCTGGAAGATGCGTCGCGTGCAAGCCATCGCATGTACCAGACGCAGATGACGGACATCCGTGCTACGCGTATTGCCCAGAAGGAACAACTGCGGCAAGAGGCCATGGCTGCTCAGGACAGCATCGCCATGCACAAGCAACGCATCCAGCAGATCCAAGACGAGATCGAGGCACGCAAGGAGAGCGGCAGAGCTCTCATGAACAACGGCACCATGGCTGTGACTCTCGGTGCAACCATGATCGGTCTTGGCGCTGTCGGTGCTCGAGCTATCGCTGGTATGGTCAGTCAGACCGTTGCGTGGGACAAGGCTACTCGTAATACCTACACGCAGGTTGACATCGCTGGTGCGAAGCTCAAGGACCTTGACAGGATCGGCAAGGAGGTTGGTGCTACTGTACCTGTCTCGCTTGAGCAGATTCAGCCAGCACTGTACGACATCTTCTCCTCGATCGACACCAACCTTGAGGGTGGACGTAAGCTTCTGAAGCAGTTCGCTAAGGACAGTGTTGGCGGCCAGACCGATATGGCAACTGCAACACGTGCCAACATCGGCATCATGAACGCGTACCACGTGAGTGTGAAGGACGCAGCCAAGGTCTCGGACTTCATGTTCCGCCTGGTTCAGAAGGGTGTCGGTACTTACACCCAGTTCGCGAACGTGATCGGTCGCGCTGTCCCATCTGCACGACGTGCTGGTCAGTCGTATCAGACACTCGGTGCGATGATGGTGCTCCTGACTCGTAACGGCATGAGCGCCGCGATGGCTGCAACTTCATCTGCTCGTGCGCTGGATGCTATCTCGAACTCCAAGACGGCCGAGAAGCTGAACAAGATCGGCATTGCGACGAAGAACGCTCGAGGAGAGTTCCGGCCTCTGCCTGCGATCCTCGACGACATGAACAAGAAGTTCGGCAAGATGACCGCTCCCGATCG